TGACGTGTTCCCGCTTCAGCTTGGCCACGGTCTTGTCGCCATGCTGCGCCCGGAAAGGTTCCATGGTGCTGCGGTAGGTGCGTTGCGTGATCGGCTTCAGGTTCTGGTATTCAGCAGACCGGTAGTAACTCGCCACAAGGGCTGCCACAGTGCCGGGAACGGTCTTGGCGGCCCCTGCCCCGGCCTTGTTCGGTTCGCCCTTCGCGGCTGCCTCATAGGCCGACATAAACGCTGGACTCCACGGCAGACCGGGCAGCGCCACGCGGTCGAAGCCGGGCCGCCGGAAATACCAGCGGGCGCTTCCATGGCGATCAAGGAAGCCTTGGCAATACTTCGGGGGCTTCCTCATCATCTCAGCACCTCATCCCAACCGCCGTCATCAGCGTCATCTTGTGCCGATGCGCTACCACCAAGCAAGGCATCAAATGCTCGGTCCAAGGCCCGCACGTCCCAGACCTTTCGGCCATAGACCTGCATGGGCTTCGGCATCGCGCCGTCTTCCATCATCTTGTCGAAGGTGCTGGAACTGACCCCAACATAGGCCGCCGACTCGTCACGATGCAGCCCCCGCCGCGTGGGCGGCGGAAGCGCGTCATGGCGAATTGGGGCGGCCTTGGTCATGGCTTCAGAACGTCCCGTTAAGCCGCACGGCCACAGTGCCGGACGGGTTCGCGGCGGCCGCCACGGCCACACCGATCTTCTGGTTCCCGCTGGTGGTCGAGGTGCAGACCTTTGCCGTGTCATCCCAATGGACTGCGGCCTCGATCAAGAAGGCGTCGGTGCTGACCTTGGCCAGATCGAAGACTCCGACGGTCATAAGGTCAACCGTCGCGCCATTGGCGGCGGTGCCAGCGGCAACACCGAAGATCAGGCCAGTTTTCACGCCCCCGCCGCTGGTGACGGCATAGGGTGCGGCAAGGGTCAGGTTCTCGCCCTTCTGGACATAGTTTTTCATGGTCAGAGTCCTTTCGAGGTTCTGAAGAGGATGGTGGAAGCGGGTGCCCGGCCTTCCAGCCGGGCTATTTCGGCATCAATCGCCTTCAGGGCCGCTGCCATCTCGGCATCGGTCCGGTATGTGACCTGTTCGCCGTTCTGGTCCCGGAAGGTCAGGACGCCTTGAAAACGGGCGTCCTGAAGCCTTTCGCGGGCCTTTTGAAGGTCATAGGCCCTTTGGCCCGGCGGAGTCGGCCCGAAGGACATATCAGGCTCCCGGATTGAGGAACGCGCCGCGCCAGTCGATTGCGCCGCAACCGAAGTCGAGCACCACGCGGAACTCCATGCCCAGCACATCCCAGCCTTCACGAGACGCCATCTGCGGGCCTTGGGCCCAAGACAGGTAGGCGTATTCCAGCACGGGCAGAACCGCCGGGTCCGCGAAAACATAGAAGCGGTTGTCGGTGATGCGCGGTTCGACCAAGAGGGTCAACTTGCCGCTGAAGGGGTTCGTGGTCGCCACGGTCGCGGCATAGATCGCGGCCAAGGTCTGTTCCGCCAGAAGTTCCCGTGCAGGCCCGACGACAAGATACATCGGAACGGCATTGATCGGGGTTCGCCCGTCCAGACCCTTCATGGTCCGCATGGCGCGGCGGGCCGCGTCCAGCGTCGCCACAGACAGGGCAGCCGCCCCAGCAAGGTTCCCGTGCGTCGCATTGAACAGGGCAAGCCCGTCTTCGCCCATGACCGGGTTAGACAGAAGTAGGGTCAACAGAAGGTTCGCTTCCGTCTCTGCCGCCATGTGCCCGGCGGTCGCACCCCAATCACGGAAGGCCCCCAGATCGTCATTGATCAGCGAAGGGCGGCTGACTGCGTACTGCGTCGCGAAGGTTTCCAACTTATAGGACTCGGCGGACTCGCCACGCGTGTGCTCTTGATTTCGCCAGACTCCGTCACCTTTTGCAGAAGCCCCACGTCGGACAGCCGCAGCTTGGTCATGGTGCGGAAGTCAGGCGCGGTCGTTTGCCGGGCCAAGATGGTCTTGATCGGGTTTTGCGCGGCCTGATAGCCACCCATGAGGGTCCGGTTGCCGGTGCTGGTCAGAAGGCCGGGGAAATCGCTGGTGGTGTGCATTGCGGCCCGGAAAATCTGGTCTGTGTCCATGCCGCGTGTGCTGGTGCCCGTCGCTTCCACAGCGACCCGTGCATTATCACGCAGCGAGTAGGGCATGAAGGGGCGGGCATCTTCCGAAGGGGCCGTGCCAGACACGCGGGCAAAGAGGGCGTCGGAACGGTGCTGCATGGTTATGGCCGGGTCTTCATGGCTGGCCACGGTGCGGATGCGTGGCGTTTGCCGGGCGCGGGTCTGCATGGCTTCAAAGGCTTCAGCACTGGCTTCCATGGTGGTCAGATCACGGTCATCCATGTCGTCGGCCTGTTCCGTGGTCATGCCAGCGGAACGGGCGATGGTGCGGATTGCCGCACGGTTTTCAGCCGGGGTCAGTGCCGCCGGATTGTCGATAAGGTCTTCAAGCATGGTTTGACTCCGAAAGGTTGCGCCTGCATCGGCAGGAATGGGGACGGCAGAGACTTCAGAAATTGCCCAAGCCGCCGCCGTCCGAACGCGGGCCTTGGTGATGGCGTCAACCGAGTCGGCCCAGCGGGTGACGCGATATCCGATGGAAACGCCCCGAACCGTGCCTTCCTGAATCCGGGTGATGATCGGTGCTGCGTCGGCTGCACTCGAAAGCCGGATGGTGGCCACAAGGCTTCCACCTTCCATGCGATAGGAGGCAATCGCACCGATCACATCGCGGGCAGAGCCTTGGCGGTGCCCGTCCAGAACCGGCGAACCGACAAGGCCCGACAGATCGAGCCCGGCCCGGTCAAGGCGTTCGGTATAAGCCCCCCGGGCATCCCGGCGGGTGACAGGCGCAAAGGTGCTGATAACGGCTTCCACGGTCATCGCATCGGCGTTGAACGTGTCCGGCGTGAAGGTTGCCCGGCGGGTATAGATCACTTCAGCCATTTGCGGGCCTCCTTTGCTGGAATCGTTCTGCCGTCCGGCAAGCGAACCATGCTGGCCTTGGCCGGGTCTGCGGTCATGCGGGGGCTTGATGACGGGGCTTGCGTGGCCTCGGCTTGGGTGGCCTTGGCCTGTATGTAGCTGGCCCGTCGCAAGACGTTTCTGCGCGCTTCAGACAGCATCGTTCGTCTCCTTTGGCTTGGGGGCTTGCCAGCCTTCAGCGGCTAGTTCCGCGTCCAAATCTTCCAATGCCCAGCCACGGGCAGCCACCAGCTTGCGACGGCTAGTCAGGCCCGCTTCCATTTCGGCCACGTCGGCTTGAACCTGTGTGGCCGGATCGACCTGCATGAAGGCGGGCGGCAGCCACTCGCAGGCCAGATAATCGCGGGGGTTCGACTCGAAGTCGGGGGCGTCGATTTCGCCGGACAGGACTGCCCAAGTCACGAACTGACGCCAGATCGGGCGCAACAGTTGGGGCACAAGGGTGCCATACTGAATCTGTTCCACGCGCTGCCGGAAGGGCAAAAGGCCCGCGCGCAAACTGGAATAATTCGCCCCGGTCAAATCGCCCGATAGAAGGTGCTCAGGCAGACCAAGGCCAGCGGCAAGCTGTTGAAGGTTCAAGCGAAGGAAAGCGGCAACCTCTTGGGTCTGCGAAGGCGTGTTGAATTTCACGTCAATGCCCGTCGGCAGGCGCTTCAGAGTGCCCGGTTCAAGGCCGGACTCGAGGATGCCCCCGGCTTCTTCGCCCGTGTAGGTTTCGCCCGCCGTGCCGTTTTGATCCACAAGGAAGCCCGCGTGCATGGCAGCAATCTTCACGCCAAGAAGCAAGGCGTCGCAAAGCTGGTCGAAGTCCGATGCAGGCAGGATAACCGGGGCAAGCCATGACACGCCCCGGACCTGCCCGGGCGACAGTGGTTTGAAGACGTGCAAAATCTGGTCTGCCGAAAAGCGAACCGGCGGGGCGAATCTGGCAAAGGTGTCATTCGGGCGGGCAGGCAAAATCCAGTAGGCCACGCGGCGGCCTTCGGGGTCGAACTCGATTCCGTTCACGATCATGCCGCCCCCCGGCAATTCGCGGGTGAGTGACCAATCGACCAATTCGG